GTATTATCTGGTTCAAAGGCTATGAACATGTTTTTCCTCCAGTTTTGCTATATTATTTTCCATTTCCCAACACCAACAACTTTTATCACATACAGTGGATGTAATAGATACATATTTCCTGTGATTGTTAAGCTTCTCTACCATTAAGAATAACTTTGCATCTTCGGCTATATCATTATAGTTGGTTAGTGCGGAATGCTCACTCAAAGTTTTACCATTATTCAAGGTTTTACTGTTTTGTAAATCAAAAACACGAACAATCTTCTCAAGGAATTGTTCCATCTCATAATGTTTATTAAGTAACATTATATTTTCTCCTATTATAGCATAATGTATTAAAAAATATCAATATAATTTCAAAAATGTATATTCAACACTGGTCCACTCATCCAGAAAAGAGTTCCATCCATACTTCTTCATAAACTCATACATTCTAGATGGCTCAGGATAGCTTTTTACTTTATAGAGTTCCATTATACCTTTCTGTACAACTTTTGGTATACGTCTGAAATCTATGAGATTCCTATTGAACTCAAATCTCTCTTCAAGCTTGTTTTCCTTTAGCCATTCTTTCCAACCATGGATCATAACTTTTTCCAATGCCTTTTCACCAAAACCTGGCTTTCTCTTGCCATCAGGGTGATCCAATGGTGTTTTTATGTTAAAAATGTTATCTTTGGCTTGGCCAATAAGACATTGTTCTATTATAAAGAACTCTGGATTTGGATGTTCTATTGTGGATTGTTTAAGAGGACTGTATATTGTAACTCTTCCTTTTTCATAAAGTTGTTGAAAATCTTTATCAACACTTACAATATAATGTTCTTGTGGTGTGTTTAATACTATTGTGCCTATAACATCATCACCTTCTGAAAATTTATGCCTAATGACTTTAACAGGGAAGCTATTCTTTATCTCATCTAGAAATGATAGATAGTTTTCAAACACAAGGTCCCATTTTATGTTGTTGGAATCCTTTAGTTTATCTCTATTGCTTTTATACTTAGCCCAATATTTTTTTCTCCATGTATCATCTCTACTACCATCTATAGCAAATACACATTCTGAGGCACCACGTGCCTGAATTATTGAGTAGTATATTGATTTGAATATGCTGAACTTGAAGTTATTCCAGTCATAATCAATAATATTATTCTTATCATTAGGGTCTATAATCAATGTCCCATCAGTATGTAGTGAGCGCATCATTATATTATTGCCATCTAGCAACACAGTTTTTGGCATACATTTTTCCTATTTAATTACACAAATTATTATTTTCTATCCTATCACATAAGTCATAAAAAGTAACCAACCTATTTTATTGATCTAACCATGGATTTGCCATTATCATCAGTATATTTTATATAAAACTTTCTTGCATATTTTGATCCTTGCATATACTTTTGGGCACCTGATCCTGATTCAAATCTCATTCTTTTTCTACCACCCTGCATGTTCTGGAAGAAATTGTTTTTGCTAACATCAAAACATGGAAACTCATCCTTACCATATTTTATACTGCTTTGTGCAATAACACCTTCAACATCAGTTTGATATCCACCCTCAGTTTTTTGTTCCTTCTCACCATCAGATTTTATATCACTGATTGGAGAACTATCATCTCTACCTGAAAACTCACCCATTTGGTTCCTTCTCCTTTAATACGTGTTCTATTATTTTATCCATAACTTCATCTGTTATGATGCGGTTTGGATTACCATATTTTTGCTTTTTCATAAGTGATATACACTTCCTAATAGAGTCCTTTGTATCATAAAAATTCACACTTGTGTTTTCCTCAATACCACGACTTGGCAGTATATTAATTATTGAATTACTAGCATTTGTTGCATAGAATATGTTCTTAATAAACTTGTACTTTATTCTTTGCTCAGCTGTAAGGTGTAAGTAATACTGCATCAAATGTGTTTTTAATCCTTTTAATTCAAACGTCTTTAATATATCCAGTATTTCTGGTTCATCAAATACAGTGAACTCTATGTTATTCATGATATCATATAGGAATATCATTATGACATCAAAAAATTCATTAGGCCTTACAGTAGCTTTACCCATTTATTCCATTTCCATTATGTCACTCGGTTTTATTTTAGTAAAGAATGCATCTGTATTAAACACACCGATTCTTTCATTACCAAATTTTACTATAAAGTAGTTTAGCTCTTCTAGCTGTGGGAATTTGTCTTTTACATACTCCCTTATAAAAAGCAGTGGCTCTTTTCTATCCTTTTTGTATACAAGCATTGGTTCTTTATTACTTTTTGTTGCATCAACTGTTGCTTGTTTCCAAAACATCTCAAGCTCATTGTTTTTAGCACCTGAGAAGAATTTGTTAAATGAACTCTTGGGATAACCTGTTTTTATCTCTATACTGAACTTATCAGTTAGAAAGTTACCCTCTGGTAATACAGAAATTATGTCACCTGTGAGATTAGGATTTTGAGCTGTAATTGTTGCTAATGCTCCAGATGATGGTGATCTCCACCACACGTATGGTTTATCCTTACCAGTCAACCATGTTGTTAACATCTTACATATGTCACGTTCATACCCACTACCTTTAGCTTTACCATTTGACATAACAAATTATCTCCTATTAAAAATAAAAAATCCCTGACTACACATATTTATAGTCAGGGATGGTATATTTAACAAAAGATTTTTACTTTATTTCTATTAACCGTTTTACATTATTTGTACCAATTTCTATGGTTAATATACCATTTTCAACTATTGCATTGACATCACCTGAGTTTATATTCCAATACTCCTTTTTAAAGTCACCATATTTCTTTGATTTACCACTAATAAGAAGTTTGTTATCAATGTGCTCTAAAGTAATATCACTCTTTGAGTAACCAGGAACCATAACCTCTAATACGTATTTTGTTCCATCATCTGATAGTACAAAATCACTTATTGGTTGTTTATTAAGTGGCTTAAGTGCAATATCAAATGATTTAAACGCATTATCAAATATGTTATCAAATATGTCATCCAATAAATATTTTCTACTATAAAACATTCTATTACCTCCATAAATAAAAAGTTATTATATCAACTACTTACATGTAACTAATATAATAACTTTCTTTATACTGTCAAGAACTAATTTTTACATATTTTGTAATTCTTTTAGAAGCTCTTCCTCACTCATTTCATCATCTTGAGTTACATTTACTACCTCAGGTCTCACCTCTGGCCTTGTTTCTTGTTTTTGTTCTGTGGCTGATCCAAACTTCTCTTCTACATCAGCACTAATTTGTTCTGATATCAGCTTACTTTTTTTATCACTATTCTCAGGGGAACCTGTTCTTCTTTCAAATTCCTCCTCAACATCCTCCCAATATCCTTCCAGTTTAAGGAGTTTTCTATGTTCATCCCATGTTAAAGAACTACCTTTGACATAACTCTCAATATCAATGGTTTGTGCCATAATCTCTTCAATTTCTTTCTCTGTTCCAATTCTACTTGGCTTCCTTGAGAATTGTGTATCTGAATAATCAGGCCATGTTTTACCATTAGCATCTTGTTTCTTTGATTTTATCTTAATAACCAAATCAAAACCATCCTCTGGATCAAATACTGCCATACCATAGCCTTCTGATCTATCAGTAATTTCATTCTTTAATTTTGATTCAATTGCTCCTGGAAATTCATATATTCTTACTTTACCGGAAACCTTATATTCATCCTCAACATCAGCATCTCTTGGATCATCAACAACAAGTACATTACCAATAAACTTTTCAAGTCTCTTATAGGTGGAAGCCAGTTTCTTATCTTCCTTATTACCTTTATAGAGCATTTGTGATACAGAGCACCATGGACAATATTCATCCATACTATGTGTTTTTGGGCATGGAATAAAATAGTGCTTTTCATCAATGATAAAATGATGATAAAAATACTTCATATAGAAGTTACTATTTTTATCTGGTAGGAATCTTACACGGTACTCTTTAGCTTTATCAACTGTTCCCATTGTTGGGTTTTTCCACTTCAATACAAAACCATCAGTTGTTTCTTTTGGTGCCTCAGATGATTTTTTGTTGGCAAAATCTTTAAATTTGTCCTTATTCAACCATTTACTCATTTTTCACTCTCCTAATCTTATAATTCACTTACCATTATTATGAATTCTATTATCAAATGTCCACTTAAATTTTGTTAATGGATGGACCTCATTTTTTAATTATACTCTGCTGGTGCTATTAAGTAAAGACTCTAGCTAAGAGTCCAGAAATTTTTGTCCACAATATCATTATATTCTGGTGGTGTATTCTCCATGTTTTCAAGCAACTTTTTTTTAAAGTTCTCTATAATGTGTTTAATCTCATCATCCGATAAATGCTCTAGATCATTCATTTAACATGTTATCCTTATACTCTTTTTTCTTTTTTTCCTTCTCTGCAATGGTGTCACCATCACCATATATCAATTGGTCTTTTACTTGCTTCTTATCACTTTTTGGTTTATCCATATATGGCTTATCTTCTGTTTTGGTAGTCATAAGTTCTGTCTCCATCTTTTTAATAAATCTTGTAAAGCTCTTAACATTTTGCCTCATATTTTTGTCTGATACTACTGTATCAATATATCTGAACTCTACCTCATTTGGTTTCATAATGTTACTAAGCAGCATATAGGCTACTGTAATAGGATCAATATGTTTATGGAAGTAGTCATACACAGGCTGACATATGGCATTACCATCACTTGTATATGTGGCACCATATTCTTTTAATGTTTTGTAACCTTTTGATTTTATGAAATTAAATGACTTTATAATTGCTTCTTTACCAATTGGTAGGTTTCTTTTTGTAGTTTTGTCACATTTTATATACCTTCTTAATACTCTATCATCGAGGAATTTATTGTATGAGAATCCCTTCCATAACTCAAGGCCACACTTAAGGTATAATGTAGGATCAATGTTAGACCATTTTGTATTAAAGCTATCTGTTAGTCCAATAAGATTTGTAAGATTGTCATCTTTAACACTTGGTGGTATACATCTAACCACCTTCTGACCTTTAACCACTTTATATATGTTTAATATATCTATTGGTTGGTACATCAGTCCCACCATGATTGGATGTTTTTCTCTATTGTTTCAAACAGTTGTTTTATGTCGTTTTTCCTCTCTATATCTGATATGGTGATATGTTCCATAAACTCTTTTCTTTCTTGCTCTTTTTCTTCATCATTTAAGACTTTTGATCTTTTTAAGCAACTACCACCACTATTATCTAATTTTTTAAATGATAGTTCACCCCATTTTTCATCGTGTGATTTGAGGTGTTCGGCATCATAATTGTCATCACACAGCTTTTTAAGAAGTTTTGAACAATATTCCATCTGTTCTGATGCTGTTTCCGAACCAACTGCCATTCCATATTTTTTGTACATTTTTGAGTCATGTTCAAGCTTAATCCTAATCATATTCAAAAGGTAATAACTATCAAACCACCTATCACCCCATAAAAATGCTCTAAATGTGAATATATTGAGAACAAAGTTTTTTGGACCATACCATAATACATCCATGCATTTTGCTTTGAATCTACATAAAGAAAAATATACATCCTCTGGCCACTTATCATCAATAAATCTTAAAGAGAGGAACCAGTCCTCAAGTTTATCAAACCATGTGTTGTACATTATAACTCCTCCATGTTTTAAAGTTCATCATCAAGTTTTAGATGCATATGTGTATCATGATTATAATTGCGCATTTGATCAATATTAACCACTGTATAAAAATATTGACCCTCCTCTCTAGAAATATTCTTTAGTATAAGGTCATATATCTTCTCATGTATTATGTATTGTACATGTTGTCTTTTACCATTGTATAATGCTTGTAATCTGATTATTATTTGCCATGTGGCCCACCAGTCTACCTTGGATTCATCCAAAATCATATTTTTTGGATCATTATCTATCCATATTGATTCATGTGAGCCATCAGTATATTGTCCATACTGTGTTCCCTTACCAGATATGGTAGGATAATCAAAATCTATTTCTACCAATTTATTATGTGTTGGATGACCAGGACATGGTACATTTATATATCTTGAACTGGCATCACCCATTCTAAATGGTTTTATTGATGGCCTGTCAATAATTATACTCATCATAACATACTCAAGTTTCTCAACCAGGTATGCCTTTAGGAAGGAACATTCTGAATTACCCATATACCTTGAGAAAGGTAAATTATCATCCCCTATACAAGTGGGTTCCTTGCTTAGGGTAAAGATTTTGGGAATGGCAGCTCTATCATCCTTTCCCAAGATATAGCACTATTTGTTCCCTTACTGTTACCAATGGTTGCTGTTACAGTATTAGAACAGTCTATATATACCCTTACTCTTCCAATAACATCCTTTAGAAGCATAATGCCATTAGTATCATTATTATCAAATAGTATACTTTGTTTTGGTGATAATGTAATTGTTTTCTTTTTTATTTCTTTACCTGTATAGTAGTCCATTATTGATACAACAGCTATTTGCTCTATATTGTTATGATTTGTAATACTTATCACACCCCAATAGACACCATCAGCTGCTGGCTTAGATTTTGCTACAAGATAGTCACAATATAATGTTCTCATTATAATGCCTCCTCATTTTATAATTTAATAGGAATTGGTATTATGTGAAACATGCTTTTATATCTGATATCAACACAGCCTCTTTTGTCTCTTTTTGTTTCCTAAACCATGTT